TTACTTCTTCGCCTCTGCAACCACTTTGCTACCCACGCCGCGGTTATTGTATTCCCACATGCGGTTGTAGTTAGTGTCATTCAGATTGCGTTGTATTTCGTCGTTATCATCAACGCTGCCGGTGTTACCCGCAAACGGACGATTAGAGATCACCGCATCAGCCCAGGGTTTGGCTGTGTTAAAACCTTCGTTGATGGCGCTATCACGGATCACCACCTGACCGTTGGTATTGGCATCAACATCCAGCGAGCGACCCAGTTGCGCCACGCCATCACCGGAAGCATTGAAACGGCTGTTTACGGCGAGGAAACCGTAATAGATGTTAGACAGCGTAGCCGGTGCAAACACATACGCTTCTTGCTGAGTACGTGAGTTCACCACGCGGAATTCGGTGTTATCGAACACCACTGCGCCGCGACCAGAAACGATATCCACATCCCCTTCAATGTAACTGTTGGTCACCAGAGTACGCGGCTGACGGTTGGTTTCCAGACGGTTTTGCACACCACTGTTGGTGACAAAGAAGGTATTCTGACGACCGAGAATGTTGACGTTATTGATCTGCACTTTGTCACCATCAGTACGCAGTGCCACCGCCGGATGGTTACCCGCATCTACGCTATCGCCCAGCGTGTTTTCGATGGTCAGATTTTGCAGTTGCAGGCCATTGTTTTGTGACCAGAAGACCGCAGAGCAGAGAACACCGATACTGTCGCTGCGTTTGCTCTGGCAGCTATCGTACATATACCACGCTGGTTTACCTGGCATATATTTGCCGCGCGGGTTGACGTCGTGACGCCAGTCGGCAGGGCTCATGCCCCCATCAAGGGAAAGCCCAATCTTCACATCAATCGGTTTTTCACCTGTACCGTACAGAGTAATTCCACCCGGAGCGGCAGGGACATACACCGTTCCCTGATACTCACCAGGCATCACGGCAATATACTGGCGCTTGTTGGTGCGCTTGATAATTGCCGCATCTACCGCCGCCTGAATCGTGGTATGCGTTACACCTTGAGTACCCGCCGGGCCGACAACAAAGTCAGGTTGCGCAGGCAGGGTAATCGGGGAAGGATTCCACGCTGCCGCACCTGGTGTCAGGGATGCAAAATAGTGTTGAGCATCGAAATTCTGCGCTTCTTTTGCCGACAGAATCGGGCGAGAAGAGGTACCAGGCGCGGTTTGATCAGAAGGACGTTGATCGGGCGGTGTTGAGCTACAGGCGGTCAGCGTCACGCCAAAAGCCAATGCCAGCGCCAGACGGGAAACTGAAAATGTGTTCACAGGTTGCTCCGGGCTATGAAATAGAAAAATGAATCCGTTGAAGCCTGCTTTTTTATACTAAGTTGGCATTATAAAAAAGCATTGCTTATCAATTTGTTGCAACGAACAGGTCACTATCAGTCAAAATAAAATCATTATTTGATTTCAATTTTGTCCCACTCCCTGCCTCTGTCATCACGATACTGTGATGCCATGGTGTCCGACTTATGCCCGAGAAGATGTTGAGCAAACTTATCGCTTATCTGCTTCTCATAGAGTCTTGCAGACAAACTGCGCAACTCGTGAAAGGTAGGCGGATCCCCTTCGAAGGAAAGACCTGATGCTTTTCGTGCGCGCATAAAATACCTTGATACTGTGCCGGATGAAAGCGGTTCACGACGAGTAGATGCAATTATGGTTTCTCCGCCAAGAATCTCTTTGCATTTATCAAGTGTTTCCTTCATTGATATCCCGAGAGCATCAACATGCAATGTTGTTGGGATGGCAATTTTTACGCCTGTTTTGCTTTGCTCGACATAAAGATATCCATCTACGATATCAGACCACTTCATTTCGCATAAATCACCAACTCGCTGCCCGGTAACAACAGCCAGTTCCATTGCAAGTCTGAGCCAACATGGTGATGATTCTGCTGCTTGATAAATTTTCAGGTATTCGTCAGCCGTAAGTCTTGATCTCCTTACCTCTGATTTTGCTGCGCGAGTGGCAGCGACAGGGTTTGTTGTTATATGGCCTTCAGCTATTGCCTCTCGGAATGCATCGCTCAGTGTTGATCTGATTAACTTGGCTGACGCAGCCTTGCCCTCGTCTATGTATCCATTGAGCATTGCCGCAATTTCTTTTGTGGTGATGTCTTCAAGTGGAGCATCAGGCAGACCCCTCCTTATTGCTTTAATTTTGCTCATGTAATTTATGAGTGTCTTCTGCTTGATTCCTCTGCTGGCGAGGATTTTTTCGTAGCGATCAAGCCATGAATGTAACGTAACAGAATTATCACTGTTGATTCTCGCTGTCAGAGGCTTGTGTTTGTGTCCTGAAAATAACTCAATGTTGGCCTGTATAGCTTCAGTGATTGCTATCCTCCTGTCTCTGCCTAATCCGAACTCTTTACCCGTCCTTGGGTCCCTGTAGCAGTAATATCCATTGTTTCTTAAATAAAGGTTAGGGGGTAAATCCCGGCGCTCATGACTTCGCCTTCTTCCCATTTCTGATCCTCTTCAAAAGGCTACCTGTTACTGGTCGATTTAAGTCAACCTTTACCGCTGATTCGTGGAACAGATACTCTCTTCCATCCTTAACCGGAGGAGGGAATATCCTGCATTCGCGCACCCATCGACGAACTGTTTCAAGGCTTCTTGGGCGTCGCTGGCGAGCGTTCCACTCCTGAAGAGTCAAGTACATCGCAAAGTCTCCGCAATTACACGCAAGAAAAAACCGCCATCAGGCGGTTTGGTGTTCTTTCAGTTCTTCAATTCGAATATTGGTTACGTCTGCATGTGCTATCTGCGCCCATATCATCCAGTGGTTATAGCAGTCGTTGATGTCCTCGGCTTCGATAACTCTGTTGAATGGTTCTCCATTCCATTCACCTGTGACTCGGAAGTGCATTTATCATCTCCATAAAACAAAACCCGCCGTAGCGAGTTCAGATAAAAGAAATCCGCATTAAGCGGCGTCGGTGAATTCAAATAAAAAACCGGCTTGCGCCGGCTCTCTCATCTTTCTGTCTACCCATGCTGATATCGATGGCGGATGCACCTTTTCAATAGCAGCGCGAAGTACAGCTGTACGTGCCAGTTTGTCGGTAATCTCAGGAAATCGCTTCTCTGTCTTCGGTACGTTAACAGCAACATTAGTAGAATCCGCACTGGCGAACGGATACATACCAAGAACTCTCACGTCGAGCATTCGAAGACCATGAATTTTCACTTTCAAATTACGATTGATATAAATCTCAGTAAAAACTTCATCCATTCTCTGTTCCCACCATTTAGAGCGTATGTGCCTGTGTGGGCCGCAGCATCCAATCGCCACCCATTCAAATTTTCCAGAAAGGCGTAAAAGACGTTCAATTGATTCGTCGTATGCCAGACCGGAACCGCTTTTGATTTTAGCCAATCAGGAACCAACTCAATCTGCTCGTCGTTTTCTGCCTCTGTCCCTTCGATAACGTCAGGTATAAGAAACCATTCAATTCTGCTGAACCACTTCCCAACAAAGTCGTAGAATTTTGCTCGTCTCTTACTCCAGTCTACCGGAGTGCCTTTCTTTAATGCTTTCATCCAGTCGCTAAAAGCGCCGTTATCAAGGCGTATATCACAAGGGAACATGGCAATCTTTTTCATCTGCTCTGGTCTGGCAAATGAAACAAAAGCCCCACTATCACGGTAAAGGGCTTTAATAAGCATATCTGTAGGGGCATGCTCATCACCCCATATTGGGCTGCCGTGAAAGTGGATGGTCATATTATCCCCATATAAAAGAAATACCCGCGAGTGCGAGGATTGTTATGTAATATTTGGTTTAATCATCTATATGTTTTGTACAGAGAGGGCAAGTATCGTTTCCACCGTACTCGTGATAATAATTTTGCACGGTATCAGTCATTTCTCGCACATTGCAGAATGGGGATTTGTCTTCATTAGACTTATAAACCTTCATGGAATATTTGTATGCCGACTCTATATCTATACCTTCATCTACATAAACACCTTCGTGATGTCTGCATGGAGACAAGACACCGGATCTGCACAACATTGATAACGCCCAATCTTTTTGCTCAGACTCTAACTCATTGATACTCATTTATAAACTCCTTGCAATGTATGTCGTTTCAGCTAAACGGTATCAGCAATGTTTATGTAAAGAAACAGTAAGATAATACTCAACCCGATGTTTGAGTACGGTCATCATCTGACACTACAGACTCTGGCATCGCTGTGAAGACGACGCGAAATTCAGCATTTTCACAAGTGTTATCTTTTACAAACCCGTATTCCTGCTCATATCACTCTCCTTTGATGCGAATGCCTGTTGCAATGCTGTTTATGATGCTGTCAGTGCATGGGGTAGAAAGCTGGGCATCTCCAGCAATTTTCATGACCTCAACATCTGCATATCGAATACCGAGGTGTATCAGACCGGCTATACCTGACTTAAGCCGAGCATTTTCCATAAACAGATCCTTTGCCCGCTGTTTTTCTGCCTCAAGCTCAACGCGCAGCCTCCCAACCGTAAGCGCAATCTCCTCGTTCTCCTGGTCGCGGCGTTTGATGTACTGCTGGTTTCTTTCCCGTTCATCCAGTAGTGTCAGCACGGTAGCCGGATTGGCTGCAGCGATGAATTCAGCATTGGCCTGCTGTTCCATTTGGAAATCTTCATCGAAACCGCTTTCAGGATGCGCTCCTTCAATTCTGCAAATGGGAATATATCCAGCAGCCTCGCGATGAATTAGCGCATCATCACCATCAAATCGGCCCTCTCCATATTCGAGCGACCACTCGCCACACGTTGCTTTTTCTGCCTTAGCACGCAGTGCCTGATAATCAATCTTGCTCACTGGTTGCCTCCTGCTTTTCTGCCTTCAACACCATGCGAGAACCATCATCCAGATCCCACGCGATCTCACCACCTTCAGCCATGACCAGTCGCCACACCAATTGAGCAGCCTCATTGGTAACATCACGACCTGGATCATTGCCAACGCGCATACGTCCACCTTCAACATCGCGCATTTTTGCCAGCATGATAGTTTTTGATAGCGGTGAAAAACCAAGCTGTAGTCGTGCTGAATTACTCACTGGTTGCCTCCTTTGCGCCACATCGCATTCAGATATTTGTTGTCATTAACAGAACCGAAACTCTTTCTCTTAAGCAATTCCTCTCTCGATGGCATTGGCTTTACGCGTTGGCGAATAATCATTTCTGCCGGAAGAATGCCGGGATTGTATGAAAGTCCTCTCATGATTTACTCTCCATGAACTGGTCAACAGCCATGCTAAGTGATACACCTAAAGTCTCGATATGCTGCTGAATATCCTGTAGCGTCTGCGCCTGAGATAACAGGATTTCACGGTTGCATAACTCTTTGACCAGATGCTCAAACTTGCTGTAATGACCGATACGACTTAGTGTTTCTTTCCCTGCATTCTCGCCTTCTTTGATAATTCCTCTTTCGCTAAGAATCAGATCGTGTTTGGTTCCGGTGATAACGTATTTGCCGAGGTCGATGTTTAGCTTCATTGTTAATTATTCCATGTTAATTTATTCGTATGCCTGCTCTTTCTTCATCGAGTCTTTTTAGCTTGTATCGCATAGCCCTTACTGAATAAATTGAACGGCAGGTTGCAATTGCTATTTCTTCTGCGGAGAACTTACCGAAAAGTGATACTTCGGCTCTTGTCCAGCGTCTTCCACGAAGTCGGCTAACAATGTCAGCACCAATCCTTGTTGCTTTCGCCATTACTGCTTTTTCAGTCCTTTCCAGTTTTTCAGCGATAACTTCAACTGGCATTGTCGCCGCCACTTCGCGCAAGAAATCGACTTCCCATTTCTCCCATGAAGTCTTTTTCATAGTCGAGACCGTTATTTGATAAGAAGTGAAGGTTTCCCAACTTTGAGTTGAGCGCCGGGGATATTTATTCCTGCTTTTAGTTGGTGTTTGATTGCCAGTTTGTCGGCTTTAATTGTCGTTTCAAACTCAACGTATTCAGGAGGAAGGGCGCTTGAGTCGATGATTTCTACAGTTTCTGACGGTTTGCGGATTGTTACCTGGTGAATACCTGCTCGAATCTTTTTCTTGCCAACCATTTCAAGCGATGACGCTATATACGCCATAATGCTGTCAATCTTATTTTGAATTACTGCGGCTCGCTCATTTAGTGACTGTGCCTCTTCCTTGAGGCGTTCAGCATAACCAGATTCATTTTTAATAATGGCAAGAAGTTGCTCTATTTTATCGGTAAATTCTCCTTCCATGCCTTCTATTGTGTCAGCAATCATCTCTGGCTCTAAATCTGAATCTATCAGCTTTGCGTATTCATTGGCAATTTCATACAGTTTGCTCACTGGCAACCTCCAGTTTCGCTTTGCATTCTGCGTAAATGGCTTGTACGTTCTGCTGCAATTTCATTCCAGATGTCAGGCGATATGCTTCTGCAAAATATCTCTTCAAATCATCCATGTTTTCAGCCTGAGCCATTTCATCACAAAGAAGTTGTGCTTTTTCCATTATTTCCTGCTGGCGTTTCCGTTCATCTTCGCGGATATCTTCCTCTGATTTGTGCGGCATAACCGGTTCCTGATGCATACCCTCATCTTCGTTAAGCAGGTGAATGGCATTATCCAGTCGCTGGGCTTTAGGCCAGTATTTGCTGGCGCGTTTAACTATTGTTTTACGCGCCATCTCTTCCCAGAATGTCTTCCACGGTCCATTCTTTGCCTTGCTCGTTGCTTCCACAGCTTTAATTTCTGCCAGACTCATTTCTTCAGTCAGGTAGTCACCATCTGCTGTTTTAACCGTGCAATAACCACCAACAATAGAGCCTCGCTCACCAAATGCGTTGTATTTGTGGGTTGGCGCTGAATCAAGGCCGTTTGATTCATAGGTGTCGTTTGAGTACACCAGTTTACATTGCCCCCACTTAATTGATCCTGTCGACTGTGCAAGGTGAAGTAATCCCATATAGCTGATATCAAGGCAAACCATGCCGTCGCGCGGAACTAGATAAGCAAGTTTGCTGGCCGGGTTTAAGGTGATGCCGATCGCCGCAACATTGATGATGGCGTTCTGTGCGCTGGTTGGATTTGCCAGTGCCGTTTTAGCCAGGTAATCATTTTTCTGGAAATACTGAATTGCAAACTGGCTTTCCTTAGCCCATGTCACCGTCTGTTCAGTCAATGCTCCGCAGAATAACTGCTCCTGCTGTTTAACGAATTCAACGATATTGCTCATGCTGCTTCTCCATAAATGTGTCTGCGTTTGAATATTGCGAAGGCATATTCAGCCTTAACTCTTTCGGTTATTGCATCCCAGAACCATTCAGCGGCTTTTTCCTGATAGTCACAGTCATCATCTTCCAGCCAGTCGATAGCGTCCTTAGTGTGTTCATCTGGCTTATATGAGCGAAGCATTTCGCTTATTGGGTCGCAGCGTTTGCAGAGGCGATCAACTTCACTGTTGATTCGTTCGTAATCTTCATCAGTAAAACTTGCGATGATTTGCGATATTTCACGCTTATCATTCAGAGTCAGAATCATCATCTTTCTCCTGTTCTTTGTGCTGATTGAGCATTTTGTTCATCTGACGAATGAATTCTTCGTCTGACCAGTTATCTGTAAAACTCATGGGCGGCCTTGTTGTTTCAAAATATCCCAAAGCTTTTCGAGCAAACTTTTCATTCTTGGTTGTTTAAAGTCTGCTCCGGTTAGAATGTTTTTTCGTGAATGCTGTACCGATAAAATCGGGTTGAAAGGGCGAACCGATGCCGCCCCTGCAATAGCGAACTGTTGCAT